AACTGCTTTAGGCGGCGCAGGAATACTAATTGATAATTATGGCGGTTCTACTGGCTTTCCTAGTGATTTTTCAGGTATGGCTAAATATGAAATTATGAATTATGCAAACAGTACGACATACAAAACTATTTTAGTTCGAGCAGGGACAGCGACAAATTGGACAGTAGCATCGTCAAATCTATTTGCTAACACAACTGCTATTTCTAGCATTTATATTTATCCTTATATTGGAACGCTTTTAACTGGCAGCACATTCAATCTCTATGGCATCGCAGCCGCTTAACGAAAGGATAAATATATTATGAGTGCAAATTTCGTTTTGCTAGAAAAAATCACCGTCGGAGCAGCGGGAGCATCCTCAGTAACCTTTTCAGGAATACCCCAAACTGGGTACACTGATTTGGTATTGAAAATCAGTCCACGACAAGTTGCTGGTGGTGTATGGCAGGGAATAAGTTTGACTGTCAATGGTTCCACTAGCACTTACTCCTCAAAAATTCTTGAAGGTGGAGATAGCACAGCAACAAGCGCCAATGGAGGTGCTACGGGAATAGGTATGAACTCTGTTGGTGTGCTTTACGCATCTACTTTTGCATCTAATGAAGTATACATTCCTAACTATACTTCTAGTAATTACAAATCTTTTAGTATTGACAGTGTAAGCGAAGGCAATCAATCAGGTGGTGTGTATCAAGATTTAATTGCAGGTTTATGGTCTACCACTTCTGCAATTACATCTATTACTTTGACAGGTCAATCAAACAACTTTGCCCAGTACTCAACCTTCTACCTCTACGGCGTAGCAAAGTTAGGTACAACCCCAGCAATCGTGCCATACGCAACAGGTGGCGATACCATTATGACTGACGGTACTTACTGGTACCACGCATTTTTATCATCAGGAACATTTACCCCTGCAAAGGGATTGTCTTGTGATGTACTTGTAGTAGCAGGTGGTGGTTCAGGCGGATGGCCATACTCAGGTGGTGGTGGTGCTGGCGGTGTTGCTTATTCAACTGCAAACTCATTAACAACTACGGGTTATACAGTAACTATTGGAGCAGGTGCCGCTGGTGCGTACAACACTAGTAACGGTGTTCAAGGTGGAAATTCACAATTTGGTGCATTAACTGCTGCTGTTGGTGGTGGTGGTGGTGTTGGTAACAACGTTGCGTCACCACCTAAAAACGGTGGTTCAGGTGGTGGTGGTGCAGCATACGATTTTGTAAGTACTAATACCGCCAATAGAACTGGCGGCACAGGAACATCAGGTCAAGGTAACAATGGTGGGAATGGCGGACCTAGCAACTGGGTTAATCACTGTGGTGGCGGTGGTGGCGGAGCAGGTGGCGTTGGTGGAACTGCAACTACTACTAAAGCAGGCGATGGTGGCGCTGGAACTAACGCCTATTCATCTTGGTTATCAGTAGTCGGGCTTGGCGTATCAGGGTTTATTGCTGGTGGCGGTGGCGGTGGAACAAATGACACCGCAGCAAATGCAGGTGCAGCAGGTTCTGGTGGCGGTGGTAGAGGTGCATCAAATGATGGAACTCAAGAATCAGGAGCAGGTGTTGCAAACACTGGTGGTGGTTCTGGTGGCGGTGGTGCAGGTAATGCACCTGCTTCACCTAAAAACGGCGGTTCAGGTCTAGTAATTGTGAGGTATCCAATCTAATGGCACATTTTGCAGAAGTAAATGATCGTAACGAAGTCGTTCAGGTACTAGTAGTTCCTAATGCCCAGGAGCATCGTGGTCAAGAGTTCTTGGCTGATGATCTGGGTCTTGGTGGACGATGGATTCAAACTTCATACAACGGAAACATCCGTAAGAATTTTGCGGGAATTGGATACTACTACGACGAGGCTCGTGATGCATTCATTGCTCCTCGTCTAGAGCCACATGCAGATTACGCCTTTGACGAGGAAACTTGTCGCTGGGTTCTCCGCACAGAAGAATAAAAGTAAGATAAACTAACAACTCAAACCCGTTTAGGAGATAAACATGTCAGTTCCAACTAAGGTCATTGTAGACTGCTCAACAGGCGAAGAGTCAATCGTAGAACTCACAGCCGAAGAGATCGCTCAGATGGAAGCAGATGCAGCAGCATTTGCCGAAGCAGAAGCAGCACGAGAAGCAGAAGCAGCAGCAAAGGCAGCATTGAAGGAATCAGCAAAGGCTAAGTTAGTCGCTGGTGAACCTCTTACTGCAGAAGAAGCAGCAGTTCTCGTCATTTAATTTCGCCCCAAAGTTTTAAGGAGACGCCGTGAGTAATCGCAGAGCACAAGATGAGCGCATCGAGGGAACCCCCGATGGCGCTAGTGCTATCTCTGAAATCATGGATGTACCTGATGCTCCCACTATAGGTACGGCAACTAACGTAGGCACTAGCCGTGCATACAATAATGGCGCCGCTACAGTTGCATTTACGCCCAATACAACAGGCGGAACAGTAACTACCTATACAGCAACAAGTAACCCAGGATCACTTACTGGAACTGCAGCAACTTCTCCAGTAACTGTCTCTGGTCTTGCAAGTCAGACCTCTTACACATTTACTGTAACAGGCGGTAACACAACAGGAACATCTGCAGCAACAGCGGCATCTAATAGCATTACAGCCACAACTGTTCCACAGGCTCCTACTATTGGTACAGTTACAAGAACAAATAACACTACTGTCTCTGTGCCATTTACAGAGGGTGCTACTGGTGGCTCTGCAATTAGTTCTTACACAGTAACAAGTAGTCCTTCAATTTCTCTATCTACTTCGGGCTCTTCGACTCCTCTTACTGTTACTGGAACATTTGCTCAAGGTCAGGCTTATATCTTTACTATGACAGCAACTAATGCCAATGGAACATCTGCGGCTTCTTCTGTTTCTAACTCTGTAACTCCCCTTGCTGCTCCTGTATTTGGTAATTGGACTTCAAAGACTTCTATGGTTTCGGGCAAAAACTACTCAATGTGGTTTGCCAATGGGGTATTCATCGCTCCACAATTCTTTGTCCCAGGTTCACCTCCTGGAAACTACGGCGAGGACGTAGCACAGACTTCAACAGATGGAAATACTTGGACTGCAAGGACTTTACCCAGTGCTACTTCCTGGAGAAATCCTACTGGGAATGGCACCATTATTGTCATGCCAGGTGGGGGTTCCGATTACGCTACATCATCTAACGGAAGTACTTGGACTGCAAGGACCTATGGCTCCAAGAACTGTTTTGGAATGGTCTGGAACGGGTCAATCTTTGCTGCAACAGGGTATGGCACGACTCTCATCGAGACTTCGACAGACGGAACTAACTGGACTGCAAGAACTGGTACCTCAGCCGCTGGCTGGGGTGGCATGGCATGGGGTAACGGTATTTTTCTTTCTGTGTCAAATACATCCAACGAAGCACAGACTTCTCCAGACGGAATTACTTGGACTGCAAGGACTATGAACGTAGCAAGCAATGTCGGACCAGGAATCGGATGGAACGGCTCCGTGTTCTTTGTTCCCCATCAGGGCAGTGCCACTTACCAGACAACCACAGACGGAATTACTTGGGTAACAAGGACTGCGCCTAGCGCAATGGGTCGAGTCCCTGGGGTTGCGGGCTCCATGTTCTTGATTCTTTCTGGAACCAACTTCAAGAACTCATTGAACTCTACAGATGCAATCACGTGGACAGAACGCACACGTGCAGGCGCAACAAACTATGGTTCAGTAAATTACACTGCGTATGGCAATGGAATGTTTATGACTACAGGCGGAGACAACACCGTTGAAGCAATTACTTACGCATAAGAAAGGCATGAAATGACAAAACGTTACGAGATAGATACTGCCGAGAACGGGTTCGCTATTCGAATCTTTAACGGCGATGAGGATGTTCCGTACCAGTTCCAACCAGATTACCCAAACGGCGACCCATTTGACTCTGAGGCAGAGGCTGCTGCTTGGGCCGAGGCTTCAATTGCTGCACATGATCCAGCAGTTTTGGTCAATGCCCCTAGTGGAAAAGGTTTACCAGGGGAATCTAAAATCACTCCATTGATGGCATTAAAAGCAAGTGCTAAGGCTAAACTCATGTCAGGCACTCCACTCACGGAAGAAGAAGTCGACGCTTTAATTTTTTAAAGTATAAACAAGATGAAGAGACGGTCTCTTGGGTAGAAGTAGAGGTCGCCCCTTAATACTTTTTTCTTAGTACCGATAGGGGATAATCCTAACCATGCGTGGTAACAAGGTACAGGGTCGATTTAAGATCGACTATGAGACTATGTCAATGGATGAAGGCATCGTTGACGAACTCCGTGACCCTGTAGGTACAGAGGTCAACTGGTGGCTCTGGGATGATGCTGCCCTTGCTGCTGACTATGACACCTTTGTCGACCCAGTCTATGACGTCTCCAACCAGGAAGATGGCAAGGGTCGCCGCTGGAATGAGCCGTTCAAACTGCCCGTTATTATGGCGCAACAATTACGTGGTACTAACATCATGAATGAACGTGGTTACTACACCACAGATACATTGCGCCTAGTAGTTGCTGTGGCAGATATCAACAGACTTCTTCCAGCAATGATTACAGATCCAGCACAGCATATTAAAGACCGTGTCGTATTCCACGACCTCGTATTCGTTCCTACCCGTGTCCTTCCTCGTGGTCTCTACAAAGAGCGCTACTCAGTGGTCACTATTGACTGCAACCAGGTCAATGCTGAAGAACTTGTTAATGATCCGCAATTCCAATCACTTCCTTACCAGAGCGCTGCAACTATCAATACCAATAATGCATATGGTCTTGATGGTTACGGCACTGGCGAGTATGGCTTGTAAGAAAGGTAATCTCTCATGACATTCACTCTACCTACTAGGGGCCAAGCAAATTGGGATACAACTCTCAACGCCTCTCTTCAAGACCTTAATACTCGTGTGCAGTCTATCGAGACTGACAATGGTCTTGAAGGTACACAAGGTACGCAAGGTGTACAAGGCCGTACTGGTGTTCAAGGATCTCGTGGTGCAACTGGTGCACAAGGTACTGGTGGCTCTAACGGAACTAACGGAACGCAGGGTGTACAAGGTAGTGCTGGTGCACAAGGTATTGATGGCGATAACGGAACACAAGGAACACAAGGAACTCGTGGCTCACAAGGTGTGCAGGGATCATCTGGTGCAAGTGGTGCACAAGGTGTACAAGGTGTACAAGGTACTGCTGCAAATGATGGCGATCAAGGTATTCAAGGTGTACAGGGATCTCGTGGAACTGCAGGTGCACAAGGTGCACAAGGACACCTCGGTGTGCAAGGTGCAACAGGAGCGCAAGGCGCAAAAGGTGTTGACGGAGATCTAGGAGCGCAAGGTACACAGGGTGTACAGGGATTCCGTGGAGTACAGGGTGTTCAAGGAACTGCTGGTGCAGGTTTTGCACAGGCGCAGGGTACGCAAGGAACTCAAGGCGCATCTATACAAGGCACACAGGGATCAACTGGTGCACAGGGTGTACAGGGCTCTCTTGGAACGCAGGGAGCACAAGGCGCTGCTATTCAAGGAACGCAAGGCACAGTTGGAGCGCAGGGCGCTGACGGCACACAAGGATCAGTTGGCACGCAAGGTGCTCAAGGAACTCTTGGCGCACAAGGATTGCAAGGAACTCAAGGAACAGTTGGTAGCCAAGGTACTGAAGGTACACAAGGCGCATCTGGTTTACAGGGTGCAACTGGTACAGGTACACAAGGCACTGAAGGAACACAGGGAGTACAAGGAGTACAAGGCACTGTCGGTATCCAGGGAACACTTGGCTCACAAGGAACAAGTGGATCAACCGCTTTTGCAACAGGTGACACACAGACGACTGTCGGAAGTGCAGGAGCAGCAAGTGCTCTACCAGCAACACCTGCTGGATATCTAAAGGTCCTCATTAACAGTGTGCAGTACGTAATTCCTTATTATCCTGAGTCTTAATTTCAGGAAGGATTGTGATGGAAGATTTCGAGACAGAGTTAGACCCTTCGCTCTTTGAGGACGAAGAGGTAGAATTAGATGACCTCGACTACGACAAGCACGCCCTAGACGAGGAAGACCTCGATGATTGGGAGGATTCGTAATGGCAGCGAAGAAAGTTAACAAGGGCAAGGTTGAGAAAGTGATGCGGGAGTACTCAGAAGGTAAACTTCATAGCGGATCTAAAAAGGGCCCAATAGTTAAATCAAAGAAGCAGGCCCTTGCAATTTCTCTTTCAGAAGCAGGTCTTTCAAAGAAGAAGAAGAAGTAATGGCTGAGAAGAAGCCAGTTGAGAAGCCAGTAAAGATTGGTATTAAAGTTCCTGGTAAGCCAGCCCGTGAAGTTCACACAATCAAAAAGAACAAGCAGGGTGATGTAATCGTCGACCACGCAAAACGAGGTGGAGCCTACGACAAGATTAACCTGACAAAGAAGGCAGGGGCAAAGACAATTGCCCAAGGAGTTAAGGCGACTAAAGATTGGCACAAGAAGAATGGCTAAGTCAGAAGCATGGCAACGCAAAGAAGGTAAGAACGCCAAAGGCGGCCTTAACGAAAAGGGACGTAAGTCTTACGAGAAGGCTAACCCTGGTTCAGATTTAAAACCTCCAGTATCTGCTAAGCAAGCAAAAAAGTCACCAAAGTCTGCAGCACGACGTAAGTCCTTCTGTGCACGTATGGGAGGCATGGAAGGTCCTATGGAAAAGAACGGCAAGCCAACCCGTAAAGCCTTGGCACTACGAAAGTGGGATTGCTAATGGCAACCAAGAAGACAGATCCTTGCTGGGATGGTTACACCCAGGTAGGTATGAAGATGAAGAATGGCAAGAAAGTTCCTAATTGCGTTCCTGCAAAGGGCGTTCCAAAATCCAAACCTAAGAAGAAAGTGAGCAAGTAAATGTGTGCAGCATGTGGATGTGGTAAGAAAAAGGGTGAGCCAGGATTTGGTAAAGGCCCAAAGTCAAAAGCAAAGAAGTGTACTTGCGGTACCTGTAAAGCATGTAAGGCAAAGAAGAAGTAATGTGTGCAACCTGTGGCTGCATGAAGCCTAAGGATAAACACGGCATGAAGACTCTTGCCGCTGCTAATAAGAAGTTTGCAAAAGCCACAAGTAAACCGACTAAGAAGAAGAAGGACAAGAAGTGATGAAGAAGACTCTTACTCCTAAGCAGATGAAGATCGCTGGGGCTGCAAAGCCAACAGACAAGATCACTGGCGCTGACTTCAAAGCCCTTAAAAAAGGTAAAGCGCCAAAGATGACTATGAACAAGAAAAAAGGCATGTAGTGAAATACACCAAAGACTCAGACAAGAGGCAGGATGCCAAGACCACTAAGGGTCTAGACAAAAAGCAGAAGGCTATGTTTGAGAAGATGGACAAGAAGCACCGCAAGCCTAAGTCTCAGGAAGACGACCGCAAGATGGACGTGGCGATCGTTAAAAAGATTAAAAAGAAGTAATGACTAAGCCACCTACGGGTGGCTTTTTCATTTATCATTGCAATATCAGACCACCGCTGCGGTGCCTGTGTAGTTCCCACTACTTGCGATAAAGGGGTTTATTATGGCTTGGAAGCCTTGGTATGAGCGTGCCGCTGAATTGAACGGCAAAGATGAAGTCGAAGAGTTTATGCGTGGTGCATTCGGCTATCGTCCAAAAGACAAACAACCAATTATTACTGGTCTTATCGCAGGCTACGTCGGTGGAAAAGTTGCTGGCAAAACCGTTGCGAAGGCCAGGAAAAAGAAGTGAAGAAAGACCACGTCCTTAACTCCATTCACAAAGCAAGCCACGAGACCTCTCGACTTGTAGGAGCACACCTGCGATCAGAAGCCAAAGCAAATGGATGGCCATCGCACGTCGTGAGCAGCACCAGTGTCTCCTACAGCAAGAACGGCTTTGCTGCTAATGTCAGTGAGAAGCATCATGCCGAGGCACTCGATTACGAGTACGGAACTCCTAGCAGACAACCAAGTGGAGCCATTCGCCATACAGCAAATCGCACCGCTGAGTCAGAGAACTTCCTAGTCAATCGCCTCTTCCAGCATCTGGAGGATCACCTATGAGTTTCTTGTTAGATGAAGATGAAGCACTTCGTAACCTACTTAAAGACATGTTTGTTACTGATCAGAAGTCAGTTACTGAAGATGGCCCACAACGCAAGGTAGGCGTATGGTTTGGACAACCTGACCAGGAAATCCGTAACCAGTCATACCCTTACATCACTATTGACATGATCGATATCGCAGAGGCGTTTGATCGTGCACATCGCGGCAAAGTCAATCCTAACTATTACGCAGACCCAGACACTATGGCAACAGGTGTTAACTGGGATACAGACCTGCATGGTAAGGACATGGACTTTCCTGTTCCAGTAAATATTGATTACCAGATCACAACCTATGCACGTCAGCCACGTCATGATCGTCAGATCTTGGCGCAGTTGCTGTACACAAAGATTCCATTACGATTTGCAGTTTTGAATGTGGGTGAAAATACTCAGTTCGGAACTACACGTCGTCTGGATGTTCTTGATATCTCTAAGCGAGATATTACAGAGCAAGGAAAACGTTTATTCGTAAACGCAATCACGGTGCGTGTCTCTAGCGAGATCGCTCCATCCACATTCAATAAACTCTACAAGGTACAAGAACTCAACGTTACAGGCACAACTGGCAGCCAAGTAATTGGTCGTGGTCAGTTTACTGCTGTAGAACCGATCACAATAACGACACCATAAGGAACCCTTACCCAACTAGTTAGGAGAAAAAATGGCATATAGCCGCCCAGGTGTTTACATTAGTGAACGCCTACTACCAGCAACACTCCCTGCGGGAGTAAGTGCAGACTCTGCTGGTGCAGTTGTTGCACCTTTCGCACAAGGCCCAGAGACTGTAACTCTTGTTACATCTTGGTACGAGTTCACTAAGTACTTTGGTGGATACAACGCTTCTTACCCAGCCACCTTCGGTGTTGGGTCATTCTTTGCCAACGGTGGACGTGAACTATTTGTTAAGCGTCTACTTGCAGATGATGCAGATTCAGCAACAGTAAACCTTCTTACATCAGGAAGTCTTGTTGTTGCTACTGTAACATCAAAGAACGCTGGAGCAGATGGTAACAACCTTCGTGTTGTTGTAACCGCTGGATCAGTTGCTTCAACCTACACATTGACTGTCTACAAGGAGTCTGGTGTAGCAAACGATATTAACGATGACATCCTTCTTGAGCGCTATGAGAATGTTGTATTCGATGACTCAGCGTCTAGCGATTTTGCCGAGACAGTAGTCAACCTAGTATCACCAAACATCACAATCTCAAGCAGCGCTGCAGGTGTTCCAGTATCAACTACCTATCCTTTGACAGGTGGATCAAACGGAACTACTCCAGTAGCCGCTGACTACACAGACTACAAGGGAACAGGATCTGCAGTATTTGAAGACTTCTCTCCTCTTGCTCGTCCACTCGTCGTATTCCTTCCAGGAATCCACAGCCTGTCAGCAGATGAAGCAGAAGTGTATGACGCAGCATCAAGTTGGTCAGAATCAAACAACTCATTCGTAGTTGCTGAGACTGCTTCTAGCCAGACTGTCGCAAATGCAATCTCGTT